GAAACGAAAATTGTGATTGGTTCAATGACCAAATACAATAAGGTTGATAAGGATTTTGCTGAGAACCTTGTTACTTGGGCTGATGTTATTCGGAAAACCTTCTATGATGGTGGTATTGATGAAGTTATCTCAACTCGGCGGTTAGATCACATTGTAAAGGCCTTCGCTATCTTTGATGATAAGATGAAGTCAATTGAACTCTGTGTTGCTCGGTTTGATGACGATACCAAGGAATCGTTCCTTGATCTCTATACCAAGATTGATGCCGGTCTTCTGGAAACGGAAACGGATGTCTCGGCGGGCCCGCTCGCTGAAATGAAGGATGACTAAAATGAAATTATATGATGAAAATGGAAAAATGATTGAAGGTAATTGGAAATTATGTAAAGAAATTGTTCTTGAATATGATAAAATAAATCCATTAGAACATGATGAAATTATAAAAGATACAGTACTATATCTTGTAAAAAAATATAATGTAGATTATAATGATGTTGTTAAAAATGTAGAATTGCTGTCAGGAATACAGTTATAATGACATTTAAACACGTTGAAATATTTCTTATGGAAGAGGGCGAATTATCTATTGATGGCCAAACTAAACCGGCCGGAAATCTTTCAATTCGTGAATTTGAAGATGGTGAATGGATGGGCGGCTCTTATGCTACCTATGACAATCTTGTAAAAAAAGTCAAAGAGGCTTTAGAAGACATGGAATAATGTATAAATAGAAGAGATACTTCCTACTGGAGATTATAGGTCTAGAACTTGAAAGTTACTGATAGGAAGCATACACAGAACTTTTGGTGGTTTTTAACTGTGCATTAAATAAAAAATTACCACTTAACGCATCGCCATAATGGGATGCACAATGCAATCTTGCTTAACTAAGGAGATATAAAATGGTTACAAGCAACGCACTAAGTCTATTCGACAACTTCAAGACCGCCGGTCATGCACTAACACCCTACGCTGTGGGGTTTGATCATATGTTTGATCAGCTGGGTCGCTATGTTACTGATAATGTAACATCAACAGGGTTCCCGCCTTACAATATCCGAAAGGATGGTGAATATAACTTTGTCATTGAAATGGCATTGGCGGGCTTCAATAAGAAAGATATTGAAGTTGGAGTTGAAGAAGGAACACTTTCCATTCGTTCCATAAAGGAAGATACTTCAGAAGCAGTCAACGATATTTATCGTGGTATTGCTTATCGGAAGTTTGTTCGTAAGTTCACTCTTGAGGATTCTGTTGTTGTCAATGGAGCAAAGTTGGAAAATGGTATGCTCACAATTGATCTAGAGCGTGTCGTTCCAGAAGAGAAGAAGCCTCGTAGTATAACGATTAAATAGGGGTTAGTAAAAATTGGAAAGGGGAGTTGACATTTTCTCCCCTTTCCTTTATACTATTAATAATATTTGAAACAAATACAAATTTACTATCACGCTAAGTGGTTGATTTTATTGGGTTTTTTGAGGTGAGATGATGGCAAGAATATTTGATTTACGCTCCAGCGGGCTTACTGATTATGTTAATATGAATAAACAATATGAACTTGATTTGGGCCCAAAAGTTTCTGCGTGGACTCATGGGACCGTGATGACTATGCCCTATTTGGATAAGAAAATTAGTTACAAATATAATGAAGATGTTGCTTTGAAAGAACTACAAGAATATATTGACTCCACATATGATGAACATTATAGCAAGAACAAGTTTCAAGCTACTGAATTTATTATTGATGGTGGTCATGGAGAAGGTTTTTGTATCGGAAACATATTAAAGTATGCACAACGATACGGAAAAAAGAATGGTAAGGACCGAAGGGACTTGCTAAAAGTAATACATTATGGTATTATAGCATTACATGTTAATTCAATGGAGAACGATAAATGAAATTAAGTAATGAAACGGTGACGGTATTGAAGAACTTTTCTACAATCAACCAGAACCTTGTGATTAAGTCTGGCAATAGTATTTCTACTATGTCAGCAATGAAAAATATAGTTGCGAAAGCAAAAGTATCGGAGGCTTTCCCTAGAGATTTTGCGATTTATGATTTGAATGAATTCTTAGCTGCTTTGTCTCTTTTTGATAATCCAGATTTGGATTTCAAAGAGGATTTTGTTGTGGTGACAGAAAATGGTTCGGCGACTAAATTTCTTAAATATTGGTATTCTGACCCATCTGTGGTTACAACGCTAAGTAAAGAAGTCACCATGCCATCATGTGAAGTGTCTTTTAGTTTATCCAGCAATATTCTATCGGATGTTCAAAAGGCTGCTGCTGTTATTGGTGTTCCAGATATGGTATTGGAAGCAATGTCGGTTGGTAAAGCAATCTTGAAAGTAACGGATAAGAAGAATGATACTGCTAATGATTATGCAGTTGGTATTGATGTTACTAATGAAGATGGAAAAGATTTACCATATAAATTTTGGTTCAAGGTTGAAAATTTAAAACTTTTATCTGGTACATATAATGTAGGAGTTTCATCCAAAAATATCAGCTATTTCAAGAATACAAATGTTGATATTGAATATTGGATTGCTTTGGAGCCCGAATCTAAATATAATGGTTGATGTGAGGAGTTTATATTATGTCAGAAACCTTCTTATGGTGCGAACAATATCGACCAAAAGATGTAGAATCATGCATACTTCCTAAAAATCTAAAAGACACTTTCTCTGAATTTGTTCAGAGTGGTCGAGTACCTAATCTGATTTTATCTGGTGGTTCTGGTGTTGGTAAAACAACTATCGCTAAGGCCATGCTTGAGGAACTTGATGCCACCTACATGATGATCAATGGCTCAGAAGAGTCTGGCATTGATGTTCTACGAACCAAAATTAAAAACTTCGCTTCTACGGTGTCTCTACATGGTGGGCGTAAGTATCTTATTATGGATGAAGCAGATTATTTAAATCCACAATCAACGCAACCAGCCTTGCGAGGATTTATGGAAGAATTCCATAAGAATTGTGGATTCATCTTTACATGTAATTATAAGAATCGTTTGATTGAACCGCTACATTCTCGTTGTAGTGTGGTGGATTTCGTGATTCCTAATTCTGAAAAACCAAAACTTGCATCTCAATTCTTTGGAAGAATTGAAGATATTCTAAATGAACAGAATATTAAGTATGATAAAAGAGTAATCGCAGAAGTTATAAACAAACACTTTCCTGATTGGAGGCGAATACTTAATGAACTTCAACGATATTCTGTTTCTGGTGTAATTGATGCTGGAATACTTGTAGATATTGCAGAAATAAATATAAAAGAGTTGATGCAATCTATGAAAAATAAGGAGTTTACAAATGTTCGTAAATGGGTTGTTAACAATCTTGACAACGATTCTGTTCGTCTGCTTCGTAGGATTTATGATAATCTCTATGATTATGTTGAAGGGAGTAGTATACCTCATGTTGTGGTTATTTTGGGTGAGTACCAGTATAAAGCAGCATTTGTTGCCGATCAAGAAATCAACATGCTTGCATGTCTGACAGAAATTATGGCTAGGGCAAAATTCAAATGATTGTTGATATTTACGATAATCTATTAGAGGATCATGTTGCTGAATATATTCATATAGAAATGAAGAATCTCTCTTGGAAATATGATTATTATTCTAACCCAGAAAAACCTAATTTACATTGGCATATTTTTGCGGGGCATAATCCAGAAGATGTTATTAAAAATGGATATGATTGGCTGTTGCCTATTTGGGATGTTGCAAAACTAAAATATGATTTTGAGACAAAATATTTTGTGAAAGATTTTGTTCGCTTGTATATGAATGCTCATACGCATGGCATTGAGCCGCATATGCATATAGATGATGGAGATTTCACCTTAATTTATTATCCAAGGATTGATTGGAAATTAGAGTGGGGTGGCGGTACTTTAATATATGATGAGGAATCAACAAAGGTTGAGAAATTAGCAGAGTATAAGGGCAATCGTTTAATTGTTTTTGACGCATGGCGGCCTCACCAAGCTCAATCGGTTCGTAGAGAATGTTATCAATTAAGAACCTGTGTTGTGTTTAAAGTAAATGTTGATGGAGGCAATCGTGAGCGCCTCGATTTTTATAAGTTGTGAGAAATATGTATGAATTGAAAGTAAAAAACGGAACGTATAAATCAGACAGTTTATTATTTTTGTTGTGGGCTATATTTTGTCATAGATTCCATCATTGGAAAAAAGGAGAAGGTTTTACAGACTAATGTATCAGCTGAAAGATTATCTAAATGCGATTAATTATACAAAGGAACCGCTTCTAGATTCAGAGGATGATCAGTGGGTAAAGAAATATCCTCCATACATTATTAATAGATGTATATCGCCATTCCCTGATACTATTCAATTGGTTAATGAGATAAATCAATTACATTTTTTAGATAAGAAACTTCAGTATGATTTTCTCATAAATAGTATCAGAGCAAGGAAAAGATACACTCCTTGGATGAAGGCGAAGAAATTAGAGAATCTAGAATATGTTAAAGAGTATTATGGATATAATAATGAAAAGGCTAAATCCGCTCTTGATATATTAAATGATGAACAAATT